CCCACGAGCCTGTCAGCCAGTACCGCCGGCACGTTCAGCTTTGCCGCAATGTCACGGCGCAGAACCTGCAGGCTGGCCGCTTGCGCCTGTTGGCGGGCCTGTTCGGCTTCGGACTTGTACTGCTCAGCCAACGTCTTCCACTGGCCCTGCTCCTCAGCCGCCTTGCGCTCCGCTTCTTGGCGTGCCTTTGTTGCCGCTGCCTCGCTCCGCTGCTTTTCCTTGGCTAGTCGTTCAGTAACGATGCGGTCAAGGTCAGCCTGGGTGAAGGTGCGTGATTCCACGCCGGTGTTCTCAGCGGCGGCGCTTCCCGCTTCCTGCTCTGCCCCGCCTGTGGCGGTAGTTGTTTCGTCTGCCATGGTTCCCCCGGTTTAGACCGTCCCGGTAGACGTGAGAAGGTAACAAAAAGGGCGTGCGTCCCTTGCGAGACGCACGCCCTTTCGTCGGTAACATGCTGGCCTTTTGGCGGGCCTATGTTGTTGCACCTATATTAGCACAAATGTCCTGTGCTTTGCAATGGTTGCTTAGCAATTCCTTACAGCCATCGTTCTAGTGATAAGTGAGGTTATCTGCGGGGCTGTGGTAGATCCCGCACACGAGTCGGATGCAAACTGCCGCCCCATGTCGGATTGTCGATCCTCGTAACCATATCATCCAAGCTGGCATCGCCGCGCCGCCAAGCCTCATAACGGCCGGCGCCCAGTATTTGGCGCTGGGTGGCGGCCGGCTGCTGCCTGAACCAGGATTGCCCATCTTGGAATTGCACAGGTGGCACGCTACGCAGGACGGGCACCAGCGTGCACCTACAATTTACGTGGGCATCAAACCCGTACCCCACAGGGTACGTTCTGCCATCAGCGAACAAGCACGCGGGACAGACCCGAGAATCGCGCGCAGACAGACGGCGATATGCCACCACTACATTGCTCGCCTCATAGCTGCTCAAGGAAGTCTGCCTGTAGGTGCGGAGCATTTCAGTGCGCGCAATCGCCTGTATGCGGGTGAATGACTGGCCTAGCCCCATGCGTAGCGCCTGCCGTGCCACCTCCACCGGATTCTTCCCGAGTGCCGTTCCACTTATAAGGCTCTGCCCTAGGGCATCGCCCGCTCCCCTAGTGGCATCGTCCAGCACTGAACGCAGTGGACTCCCGTCACCTGCGAAGCCGATCATGTTGTTGACAGCCCCAACAGAGATTCGATTGAACGGGGTCACTATCTGCGCCTCTGTGGCCACAGCATTGATCATTCGGGCACTGTGGGTAATGGCATCTGTGATCATGTCAGCCTGACCACTACGTATGCGCCCTTCTGCGTAGTCGCTGTACTTGGCTAATTCCTCGGCTATCTGCCAGCGTAAAGCTTGGTAGCGCAGCGATCGAGAAAGCTGTCCCATAGTGACAATGTTAGACTCTGCCATCTGGAAGGCCAGCGCATCTACAGCAGCCTGCAGTGATTGCTCAACACCAATCCAGCGCCGGGCAGCTTCTGCCATCTGCGCCGCCTCACGTTGGAGTAGGGCAGCCCGGAATGCGTTAGCAGCATCGATAATCAGAGGTGGCATCTACTTAACATGGCTCCAGTTCTTGCCGGTTTTGATATGACCGATGCAGGTGGTAGACACGCCAAACATCTCTGCAATTTCAACTCGCATTACGCCATCGGCTAACAGTTTGCGTATCTTGCGCACGTCATCTTCATTCAATTTTGGTCCCGGATTTCGTTTTGCAATTTCCGACATTTTTGCCTTGGTTTCTTCGCTGCGTTTTTTCCCGCGATTCGCTTCAGCTATCTTTTCCAGTGCACCTGGACGCGCCTGCGCTTCTCTTACTCCTGCCGACACCTTCCTGCGAGTTTCAAGAGTATGCTTGAAACCAGTCAATACCTCCGATAGGTGCTCTCTTGCTCCAGGTCGCGCCATTACCTCTCGCTGTGCAGCCGAATTTCTGGCGCGGACTTCAACGCTATACTTCCATCCCAACTTAGCGGCTCTTACCTTAGCTTTGACCTCAGGGAGATTCTGCGTTTCCCGTTGCGCTCGCGACATATTGGCGCGAGCTTCAGCAGTGTATTTCCTTCCACGCCGCACGGCAGATAGTTTAGCGCGAGTCTCGGCACTAGCCTTGCGCCCGATGGCGGCGGATGCTATTTTCGCCTTCGTCCCATCGGTAACTTTGTGCCCCATTTGTGCGGCTGACATTCTCGCCTTAACCGCATCACTGTACTTTCGCCCACGATTAGCAGCCGACACTTTCGCCTTGGTTTCCTTCGAGTGCCTTACACCTAGTGGACTGCCGGCGGTGGGGGACGCGTTGTATCCGTACCTTTGATCTGCGGATTGGAAAGCATCAATCCAAAATTGCTCCTGAGAAATCAAATCTTCTGGTTCGCAGGTGACAACAACCTCAAATTGAAATGCCCCTTCTCCGTACTTATTCCAAGCGGCTTGAAGATGCCTACTATGGTGATTCCCTCTCCGCAGGGCAACCCTGTGTCCCTTCCATCTCCTCTCGAATCTCACCGCAGAGCCGATATACCGCTTACCGTTCTTGGTGTTCGTGATAGAGTAGATACCGCACGTCATGGTCGGCAGATCCTTGGAAATGAAAAATGCCCTTTGATGCAGCTGTCTGCGCGGATCTGCCAAGAAACGCGGACTGCACCAAAGGGCACAACTATCGATTGTAGCACAGGCACTAGCGTTTCTTGGCATCTCTATTTTACCATATCTAGCACATATTTTCTAGCGGACTCGTGCTCTTAGGTATCGGCTATAGTCCTAGTGATAATGTCAATTACGCGCGGAACTACACAGCCACGCCCTGATCGAACTGGCGCTGCGCCTGGCTGAGCACAGCGTCCGCATAACTGGCCTGCGCCACACGCTCAGCCTGCGCATCCTCCTGCATCTGCGCCAGATCGGCATCGTCCCAGCCATCATCACGCAAGACGGTTGTCAGCGGCATCCCGGCCTCAACGTAGGTCTTGGTGATGAGTGCCTCAGTGTACGGCTGCACTGTCTCTGGCTCATCATACTGCGCCCAAATGGCTTGTGAGGGCACCGGCCGCCCGGCCAGCAGCGCCATGAACGCATACAGGTCGCGCCAAGTCGGTGAGAGAGTGACCTGCAATCGCCCCACCTTGCGATTGAGCGGCGCCTCCATAGCGATCAACGCCTCGCCAGAAGGGTCGCCACCTTGGGCATAAAAGAAGTGCTTTGGCGTGTTGCTGATGATGCCCATGGTCAGGCTGAAACGATTGATGACCGCCAGATAGCCGTCCATTGACGCTGCTGCGAATTGCCCCGGCGTGGTCGGCTGGCTGTCCTTGTCAGCCGCAACCAGGTCCCAAATAGCGTTAGGATTGTTCTGCAAGTTGGCGATGCCGGCCTGGCTGATGACATACCGCTGGGGGAAGGCAGCGAACTCGCCCACGACCATCATGTCGCTGAGAGTTTTGTTCAACATGTCCTGCACCGGCAACACGTTGGCGAGCTGCGACTTGGGCCCGCGCCGATTGCTCCTGAAGTGGAACATGGGGACCACGCCATACTCGTTCGGCACAACCGGCTCATCACCGTATGGCTCAAACGCCTTGGCATCCGGGGTCTCGCCTGTCTTGTACCCCCGCTTGGTAACGTAATACTCAAACCTGTCAGGGTAGTACATGGTCAGCCGCACGCCGTCGCTCTCCGGCCACCACTTTGCAGCCCACGCCATGCGCCGCGGGTTGTCGGGATCATACTCGGCATAGCACAGGCGCGCATCGTTATGGTATGCGTCGATGCCGCCGGCCTCATTCGGCCAGACCAGCACAAAGGCCTCGCCCGTAATGGCAACATCTTCGTGCACGCTGAACTCGTCGTCAATCAGCCCCGTCTGTTCGCGCAATGTGCGCAGCATCTCCGTCGCCGCGTCGTCACCCGGAACGGTCACGTCTCGCAGCTCCATCCGATCCAGCACGCTGTCGACGACGACGCTACACCAGTTCTCGGTGAAGCGAGCGTCAAGGCCACTGAAGATCTCACGCAACTTCTCGCTGCTGTACACGAGCGGCTGCTGGCCGTCGTAGTAGCGGTAGTATAGGTCGTAGCGCGGCTTTTTGGCGGTCAGCGCAGTTACGGCGATTTGCAGGTCAGTTGGCATATTACCCTCGCTGTGTAGTAGGCTGGCGCACTTCACGCACCAGGTCATTGAATGCGCCACTGCTGGCGTCTACCTCGTCATCATGTGCGCCGTCTGGGAAGGCATGCAGGGTGCGCAAGTACCTATCATTCCAGGGCCCGCGCACAATCTTGACGTTGCCTGCCTCGGCCTGCGCAGCCAGGCCCTTAGCCCTGGTCACCTTATCGCCCTGTGGCGACACTGCCCGCACGTCATAGCCGGCCATCATCGAGACGGTATTGCGCGCGTCGCGCACGCCCGAGGCGCCGCCCTCACGCTCGAAGCGCACGGCTACCCCTGTGCCGTCCTGGCTGGCCGTGTTCTTGATCAGGGCATCCACTCGGCCGGGCGCCTCCTGCACGGCGATGGCATCCATGATGTAATAGATGTCATCCACCCGCCGTATCTTCACGCCGGCGGTAAAGTCGGGGTCAGCCTTGGCCACGGTCTTCTCTGTCGCAGCCAGGTCCCAAAATCGCACGGTGCGGCCGCCGGCCGGCGCAGCGTCGACCACCTCGAACCAGCCCCGGTTGAACACTTTGCCTGCCGCCGGCTTGATCTTCCAGTTGCCACCCAGCAGCCGCTCACGGTCGACCAGCGGCAGCGCCTGCAAGTTGGCCAGATAGCCAGGATCCTCACGCATCAGGATCTGGTTATCATAGAGGCTGCTCTTGATGAAGGTAAATGACTTGGGCGTCGTCTCTGGGAAGCGTGTGGCCAGCTCCTCCCGCGTATCAGCCCAGTGCAGCTGGTCATTGACATTGACGAACCAGCGCATGACGCCGGAACGCTCAGAAATGGCATAGCCGTCGTCGCCGATGTACCAGCCTACAAACTCATGGATCCACCCGCCCACCGGATCATCGTCTGGCACTGGGTTGCATGTGGCGCGCATGTAAGGCCTGATGCCACTCATAGAGCGGTTGCGGCTCATCATGTAGAAGAACTGGTCACGAGTGAAGTGCGTCAGCTCATCAAAGCCCAGCAGCGTCACCTGGGCGCCCTGCCAGTCCAGCCGGCTCGACTCGTGCTGCAGGTGGGCAAAGCGCACCACGGCGCCTGATGGAAAGCGCCAGGCCAGATCGCTTTGACGTGGTGTTGCCCCAACCAACGGATAGAGCTTTATGCTTTCATCCCACATACCGCCGGGGTTGGTGACCTGTGGATAGGTGCGGCGGAAGAGCACGCAGGAGAACTGCGGATTCTCGACGTGGCGCAGCGGCTCCAGCAGCAGCGCCCAACTTTTGCCTCCGCCGGCCGCCCCGCCGAAGATGACAATATCAGCCGGGCTCGCTAGAGCCTGCTCTTGTGGTCCCTTCTGTGGCTTAATCGTCAGAGTCTTGGATGCCATCTCGCCCATTCGCCGGCAGATATATCTGGACCAACATCGGGCCGCCGTCCTCGCCCGTTATCTCCTGCACTTGCCGCGGCTTGTAGTCCCCCATCAACTCGAGCGCCAGTTTGCGGTCAGGATGGCTCTTCGGGTCTGGGTCTGTCGCCGATGTGATCAACGCCTGGAACACGTCACGACGATGGCGCAGCAGCGGCGCCGCCTGCATACGGGCTATCTCTGCATCCACCTCCGGCTGGTCCGTCTTCCATTTCCGAATCACCCGATCACTGGCCAGCCCGAGGATCTGCGTCGCCAGCTCGCCCTGCGTTGCCGGCTGCCGGTCCTTGGCGGGAGATGCCGCCCATGCGATGTAGATGGCCTTGCGCCAGTCCCAACCGCGTTCAGTCAGCTCCAAATAGTCCTGCCACCACTCATAGTTGGTCAGCGATGCCAAGATCTCTTTGTACGCTCGCCTGCTCTGCGCCTGGCCCGGTGTGCCTTCGCTGGCCGGGAAGAGTGTCGAATCATCCCCCTGATCGGTAAATTCGGAACTTATCATTTAGGGCCCTGCCCTGCTGGGCGGATGCCCAGCCTAAGAGATAGCCGCCGCACGTGTCTGTGTCTATGCGAAATTCTCCCGATGATAATGCGGCTTATTGCCGGGACCATTCACGCCAGTACAGCGGTCCATCCAACGGCGATCCGTCTGCTGTCGTCCAACGCTCGCCATTCCACACTCCGAGAATCCAGTGATTCCACCACCACACCTCAACAACATGACCCGCCTTGGGCGGCGCCGGCGGTCCTGTCATGCCTGCACGCCCAGCGCATCCAGCACCTTATGTGCATCGGCCCGCCGTACAAAGACAACCTTGCCCAGCCTGACCAAATCTATAGCATCATCAAGCCTGACAGGTTTCTGATAGCGCAGCAGGCAGTGAGCCGCATAGATCTGCCCGTTGCGCAGCTTCGTGATCCGTGCCGCTGCGATACCGAGCGGCGTCCGATCCACATCTACGGTATTGTCTTGTGCATCCACAGCAGCAGCCCTCCACATAGGCCCACGACAAGCGCCATGGGCACCAGGCACCATCCTACCGCACTGCTCATGCCACCCTCGGCTTAACCCGGAAGTGGCCCTCGTCTTCCGCCTGACCAGTGCCGGTGCTCTCAAATCTGTAGTACCAGTCGCCCACCTGATTAGGGGTGACGTCGACGTAGTAGACACCTGATTGGCTGCGCTCGGGGAACGCATCGACACCATAGACGTAAACTGTCTCGGTGCCATCCGGTGCCTTAACGGTTACCTTGGCCGTGCTCGGGTCGACGGGAGCGCCGGCCGCCGTGGCCAGCGTGCCTGTCAGCCGTACCAGGTCGCCCTGGTTGTATACATTTAAGGTCGCCATTGTGATAGCTCCAAGGGATAACGCGTGCCGTCCCTATCGATGTGGTAGGTCAAGAAGCCCGTATCCACCAGGAACGGCCACTGTGGGTGCTCGTCTGCGAACGCCGTCCACCCCGCCTTGCGCAGGTAATCGCCCTTCATAACGCGGGTGCACCACTCGAGATCCGACGTGCCAGCCGTCGTGTTGAACTGGCCTGTCTGCTCGTCAAACCAGGCCCGGCGCGGCGTCTCGAACACGCGGCGCAGCGTCTGGCCACTGACGGTGTATTCCTCGCTGTCAGCCCACATAGCGCGCAGGATGGAGCAGTGAATCAGCAGGCAGCCGGTAGGTACGCCATCGCACCACACCTTGTCACCGATGCGCCAGTCACCGTAGTAGCCATTGCCCCGGCCTCGGTAGACAAGCGGCTCCGATGGATAGCCGCGCGTGAAGTAGAGCCCCGACACTACCGGCACATCGCTGGCCAACATGTACTGGTTCAGCCGCACGAATGCATCCGGCGGCAGCACGTTGTCATGCTCCAGGAGAAACAGCCACTCAAAGTCGCCGTCCACCGCCTGTTTGACGATGGCGTTCTGGGCATCGCCCACCTGGTAGCCGACCGCGATGTAGTCATTGAGGAACTGCAGGTAGCTCACCTGGCTCCAGTTGCACGGCACGAGCTGACTGTAGCGGGCGTTGGCCCATTCGATGCGAACGTTGCCCGTGGTCGCCGTGCCGATCAGGATGCGATTGACGTAGCCAGGGTTGCCGCTGTTGTCGTAGATGGTGCGGATCTCCCGCACCGGCCCCTTACTCACTCGACCTCCTTGACCAGCACCGCTTCGACGTTGGCGCTCTGCATGTAGGACAAGTATTTGATTGTCCAGGGCTTGCAGCTGTAGAACTGCCGATAGGGGTGATCCTTCGAGAAATAATAGAAGGTGGCCTCGTTGATCGGGTTCACATGCGTCGGATCCTGCACATAGCCCGATGACCAGCCGTGCGGCACGACGATGGCGAACTCGCCCCCCGGTTTCATCACCCGCCACATTTCGTCCATGAAGCGGACAAAGAGCGGACCAGGGTTGGGCTCGCCGATGTACTCTGCCAGTTCGGTGCGGCTGATGACGCCCTTGTCGAGCAGCAGCTTGACCAGGCCCACGAGACGGGGATCGGGCGCCTCAGGCGGGATATGTTCAAGGACGTGCGAGGCCTGCGCCACGAGCACGCTGTTTGATTCCAGCGGCCATGGGAACTTCGTCAGGTCCCACACGATGTCCACACCTTCGAGCGGCTGGAAATCGATCCCGATCCAGCCTGACTGCTTATTGCGGCCACAGCCGACGTCCAGCCGGATGCCGGCGGCCCGGCCCAGTGTTTCGGACAGGGTCGCCGTATCGCTGACGCTGATACCAAGCGCAGGAGGTTGCGTCATAGGCTACGTCCAGCTCAGCACGTAGGTGACGTTGACGTCCTGATTCGTGGCGCAGCTGCTGCTGGCATAAGTGTTGCCACAGAACAGTGTGCCGCCGCTCGACGTGGCAAAGAGCCCGATGTTGCTGATGTTCTGCGTGTTGGTGACAAACGAGTTCGCACTCGAGAACGTGCCCGTGAACTGCACGGCCTTTGAAGTGCTCGACGTTGCCGCCGTCACAGCCTGCCGCTTGACCACCTCGCCGGCCAGCGTGGTATCCGCGGCGATCGGTGCGCCGCCGCTGCCCAGCGCCAGGTGACTGATCTGCGAGCTGCCGCTGATAGCCGCCACCGTGCGCAGCATCGCCCGAAAACCCTCGTTGGTGATCAAGTTCGTCCACCAACCCGAATCTCCGACGATTTTGCCGTCTTCGGTGATCTGAAGACGGAATGAACCCTTGACTACTACTGCATCCTCAACCATTATGACATGCTCCTGTCGTTAACCGACCACTCATTAACCGCACTGTCCTGTACTGACACATCCCACACTGCCGCAGCCCCGACTGTCCAGCCGGCGGCCGCTTGGTCGCTGACTGTCCAGCCCCACCGCGCCGCTGCTGTCAACGTCCAGCGGTAGACCGCAGTATCACTTACCGCCCAGTCTGCGTGCGGCACGCCCGTGAGGAACACGAGCAGCAGATCCGCAACACTGACGGTATCGACTACAGACACGCCGGCCAGCGTTGCTACCGACCCACATGTCTCAGTGATAGTTGCCACATCCGTCACGCTGACGGCCAGCGGAACTGCTGCCCGCACCAGCTCGCCAAGCGTCGCCGCATCGGTCACCGCCGCAGAGAGCGCCAGCGGTCCTACCGCCGGCGCATCTGTCGCCGTGATGGCATCGGCTACGCTCACAAACAGCGTGCTCTGCGACTGCACGACTACAGTGACCGTCTCGCCTATGCTGGCACTGTCAGTGACGCTCACCCGCAGCGCCGCCGCCATCTGCACCGTGACAGACTCGCTGACCGTCGCTGTATCGGTCACTGTGATGCCCGCCGGCTGGAGCGTTACGGCTACGCTGTCAGTGACTGTTGCAGACTCAGCCACACTGGCGTAGTAGACGCCCTGCGCCGCCACAATGGCATTGACAGACTCACCGACACTCGCACTGTCAGAGACATTCACACGCAGCGCCGCCGCCAGCTGGACCGTCACCGACTCGCCTACAGTGGCGCTGTCGCTCACTGCCAGGGTGCGAGGCATGCTGATCGTGACCGTCTCGCCTACGGTCGCCGCATCAGATACGCTGGCTGCGATGCCGCCGGCCGCAACAATCGCGATTGTGACAGACTCACCGACGCTGGCAGCATCAGAGACATTGAGCTGTAGCGCAGCCGCCATCTGTGCACTGACAGACTCGGCTACCGTGGCACTGTCTGAGACGTTCACGCCGGCCAGCAGCGTGCGCACTGTAGGCGAATCAGCTATCGCAGCAGAGTCGCTCACGTTCACTGAGAGCGTGCCGGCCGCCACGATGCTGACCGTCACCGACTCACTCACCCCGGCACTGTCAGAGATGCTCACACCGGGCAGGGCAATCGCGGCAGTGACCTGCTCGCCAACTGTCGCCGCATCGCTGGCACTGGCAGCCAACGCAGATGCCATGCGCACCGTGACAGATTCGCTGACGGTCGCACTATCAGTGGCGCTTGCCCCAACAGCCAAAGGCGCCACCGCAACTGCCTCGCTGATAGTGGCAGAATCAGAGACGCTCACCGCAAGCGTACCGATAGCGGCAATCTGGACGGTGCAGCGGCATCGTTTGAACAGATAAACGGCATCATACAAAACATCGTTACAGGATGGGTGTCGCAGGGCAAAAGCGCAGAGGAAATCAGCAACGTTTTATTGCCCAAACTGATAGGCGAATTTGACAACGTAATCGCTGCGCAAATTGAAGCGGGCGATGCTGGCATAACTGCCGGGGC